CTTGCTTTGCTTTTTCGTTACTATAACCATAGTAACGTTTTACATGATCAATATCTTTAATCGTATCTTTGCGGAGCCAAGGAGAGAATCTCTTCTTAGTTCTGAGGATATTTATAAAAAAGTCATATTGCATCTTCTTTGGTAAGAAGTTATACATATTCATCTCATTTGCAAACATAATTGCATCAAGATGACCTGACATACAACGATTGATTATGTAAGGAGGATAGTCTTTCTCGATAGATGGATCTTCGTCAATTAAATTCTTTTTTGTTACATTTATAGAGTTTAACCAATCTTTAAGTTCCATCAGATACATCATCAAAGTAAGTTGAACAAGAGCATACAAGATTGCGATCACCATATACATTATCAATTCTTGATACTGCTGGCCAGAACTTATTGCTCTGTTTCACAGGATATGCTGCTTGCTCACGAGTATAATTATACACCCATTCGTCAGAACTGACAACCCTTGCAGTATGAGGTGCGTTTTTCAAGATATCTTTATCTGTATAAATTTCTCTCCTTATCATTTCCATTGCCTTTACAAATCTTTTAAGTTCATCAAGTGATTCACTTTCAGTTGGTTCTACCATCATCGTATTTGTAACTGGCCAAGATAATGTAGGTGCATGGAAACCATAATCCATCAATCTCTTTGCAACATCTTCTGCTGTAACAGGTAATGTTCTACAATCAAATATACATTCGTGTGCGACTCTACCATTCTCTGCTTTATATAAAACTTTAAAATCAGAATCTATTTGATATGCTAACCAGTTTGCAGATAATAAAGATATTTCACTTGCTTTTCTTAATCCCTCTCCACCCATCATACGAATATACATCCAACTGATTGGTAAAATACTTGCACTACCAAACTCTGCTGATGATACTCTCTTATCCATATATGGTATCAAGTGTGCCGCCACTCCAATCGGACCTACACCAGGACCTCCACCACCGTGAGGGATACAAAATGTTTTGTGTAAATTAAGATGACAAACATCCGCACCATAATTACCAGGTTTTGCTAATCCTACCTGTGCATTCATATTTGCACCATCAAGATATACCTGACCACCATTCTCATGAACGATTCTACATATGTCTTTGATAGTTGGTTCAAATACACCGTGAGTTGATGGATATGTAATCATAATACAAGACAACTCAAAGGTATTCATTATCGCTTGTTTTTCTAAATCTTTTAAATCTATATTACCCTCATCATCACATTTGACAGGAACAATCTTCATACCTGCCATCACTGCTGATGCAGGATTAGTTCCATGTGCACTCGTTGGTATTAAGCATACATTTCTATTGTGATCACCACGACCTTTATGATATTCTTGTATTGCTAACAGTCCTGCGTATTCACCCTGTGAACCTGCATTTGGTTGTAATGAAATGTCAGCAAATCCTGTTATATCACATAACCATTCTTGCAAATCGAATATAATTCTTTGATATCCAAGAGTTTGATCCTCTGGTGCAAATGGATGCATATTTGCAAACTCATTCCAACTTACTGGCATCAACTCTGATGCTGCATTTAATTTCATTGTGCAACTTCCAAGTGGCATCATACCATTTACCAATGAGAAATCTTTAGATACTAACTCATTAATATATCTCATCATATTGGTTTCACTTTGATACTTATTAAATACATCTTGTCTTAACCAAGGTTGAGTTCTCTCTGGAACATACTTCCATTTATATCTACCAACTGCTTCAACAATATGATCAATCGTATCATTTTTATTCACTAAATCTTGTTGTGAATTAATTAGAGTTTGTATCTCTTCAAGAGTGGTAAGTTCATCTAAAGTGATGATAGTATGATCATCTTCATAACGAACATTATATCCTTCAACTGCAAGAAAACTTTTAAATCGTATTGTATCAAAACCTTCCGTATCATCAACTTCAATACCTAACCAAGTCAATCCTTTTTTAAGTATTTCACGATAAGTCAAAATACGAGTTGCAATTCTTTTAAGACCTTCTGCTCCGTGATATGCAGCATAAAATCCTGCCATATTTGCTAGTAGTGCTTGTGCTGTGCAAATGTTAGATGTTGCCTTATCTCGTCTTATATGCTGTTCTCTAGTCTGTAGTGCTAATCGTAGTGCTTTGTTACCTTGAGCATCTACAGACTGTCCTACTATCCTACCAGGTATTTTTCTTTTATATTTGTCTGTTGTTGCGAAGAATGCTGCGTGTGGTCCGCCAAATCCCATTGGAACTCCAAACCTCTGCATACTACCCACTGCAATATCAAATCCCATTTTTCCCACAGGTTGCATAAGAACCTGTGCAAGTGGATCAACAATCGCAATCTTCATACACTTACAAGCTTCTGCAAGTCTCATTACACCACCACGAATTTTTATATTACCATGATTATCTGGTAGTTGTGTAATAAATCCAAAAGCCTCAGCAAAGAAAGATATTGGTATTGATGCATCTAAATCAATCTTGACGATATTGATACCTAATGGTCTTGCTCTTGTCTGTAATACTTCTAATGTTTGTGGAAATAATTTATCATCAACTATAAAATCTTTTTTCTTACTTTGACTATGTGCGAGTAACATTGCCTCTGCTGCTGCAGTTCCTTCATCTAACAATGATGCGTTTGCAACTGGTAGTCCAGTAAGTTCTGTGATTAATGTTTGATAATTAAATAATGCTTCTAATCTACCCTGTGATATCTCTGCCTGATATGGTGTATATGATGTGTACCACGCAGGATTTTCAAATACATTTCTCAGTATTACTGGAGGTGTAATTGTTCCATAATATCCTTGTCCAATTAAACTTCTCTTGACAATATTGTGAGAGGCAATATCTTTCAATTCTGCAAGTGCCTGTTGTTCACTACAACCTTCTGGTAAATTGCTATCCCCACGAAGTAATATCGTATCTGGTACAATTTCCCTTACCAATTCATCAATGGTAGATAGACCTAAATCAGCAAGCATTTTGCGTTGCTCTGATTCTGATGGTCCAATATGACGTTGAATAAATTCTGACATTTAACCGTCCACCATTTGTTCATCCATAGTTTTATTTCGGATGATTATTGTATTACTATCATAGTCAGGATAAAATTCTATGATATCTTCATTATCCCAACACATCTCTTCATAGAGCATATTAAGTTTCTTCATGTCTTGATACATGTCTGATGGTCTTTCGTCCATTAAAATACTCCTGTATTGTAATTGAAGAGAAGTAACTCTTTTCTTGCTTTTTGATTTCTCATATACTCTCCTACTGAACGCATAGTATATGTCAAATCAAATTCAGCACAATTCCAATCTTTAAATCTGTCTTTAACTAATTGGTCTGAATTGTAACTTATAAGCATCTCTGAATTATATATTTCACAATTTTTTGCAAAGTCATCGTGGTCAAATTTTTTGTGCATAGAACCCTTTTTACCATACAAATTATCCTTGATATCGTATGGTGGGTCAAGATATACAAATGTTTTTTCTCCATCTCCTAACAAATGACGATAATCAACATTCGTAATATACCAATCTTTAATTAACTTACTATAAACTGGTAACTTATCAATACCTCTCATTGAGAAGTTTGCATCACTAGCTTGTTCTGAAAATGATGATGATTCAGTAAGACCACTAAAAGAACATTTGTTAATAATGTAAAAACAAACTGCACGGTCTTTTTCCGTAACATCTAAATCATATAATTTTTCTTTTGCATCTTCAAATAATCCTCTTGCAGAACCACGATCAGGAAATCTTGATTTTAATTGCTGTAATTCTTCATGTACATAATCTCCGTTAACCTGTAACTGTAACCAAAAATTGTATAACGGTTCATACAAATCATTAACAACAATCTTTAGATTGGGATATTTTTTTGCAATATGCAATGCAACACTACCACCACCAAGAAATGGTTCGTAGTATACCTCATAATCTCTAAGGTCTGGAAAGAATGGTTCCATCTTTTTGCAAGCACGAGACTTGCCACCAGGATAACGAAGTGGTGTTTTAAAAGATTTAAGTGAACTAGTCGTCGT